CACGACTTTCATCGCGTTAGTTATTACCTTTCTCATCAATCAGATTTCATCTGAAACAAAGAAAGCTATGACTGATCATAAAGCTGACGTTAACAAGAAACTTAAATTGAGTGCCTTGTTAGCGGGGACGTTTGCTCTTGGTGCTTTGGGTACGTATTATTCTGGAATCGATAATTCTATTTATAGTAATATGGGCTGGGAAAGACCTGTTTAAGGCTTAACCACGTAGTCCTTCATGAAATAGAAGACAATCGCGGCTACTACACCGGTAGTCGCGAGGCCAACCATACTCCTACCCCCTTGTTCGTTAAGGAACTTGGGGATAGAAGTCGCCAACTTGTCCTGGACGGGCTTGCTCACCGCAAGACCTGTGCACGCCGCCACGAGAAGAGCGGTCATTTGTTCGTCGGTGAGATTCATAGGGTTCTTACTGGCGGGCTTCTCAGCCTGTTGCGCGTGCATTCCCTGAGGCTGGGGGGCAGTCATCTGGGGCATCATACCCTGCATTTTGGGTTCGTCGGTCATCATAGGGGGTTCCATCATGATATCGTTAATGGGAGTAGAATCCATCGTCTCTTTACTTTGACTCACATTTTTTTCAGGTTGAATTTGCGCTTCGTTTTTTATAAAAGATGTGGACTGATTCTGACTAATGGGAACCATTCCTTCCCCGTCGTCTGAAAGATTCATGGTATACACTTTATCAGAAGCCATTTAATATACCAATATGTTTTAGAACAAATAAGAGGACGCACCTATTTCGTCTTGGTGATTTTGAGTTTTGTCTTCTTCGTAGCCTTCTTAGCGTCATCCTCCCTCTGTTGGAGATGTTTTGGGTTGTACATCTTCTGGTGTAGTTTCCATAAACTCGGTCCTCCGACCCTGAAACCCTTTCGAACAGTTGCTTTGTACCAAAATACACAATCCTGAATCTTGTTAGATTTTACCGTATTGTCTAACACGAGGCACTCATAGTTTTCCGTACAAGCATCCATCACCTTACAGAACATATCAAAAGATGGAAAAATACCAAAAAAGGATTTGTAAAGTTTCTCTCTATTTTGAATAATGTTCTCCCTGAGAATGAACACATAATCCACATTGGCTCGTAGTGCCGGTGGTAAGTCCATAACATATTGCATTGTGAGCATGAAGAAGATCTTCCAGTGACGACCGTTCATAAAACACTGACGAATACACGTATCTTTTAGGAATTTTGAGTCGTACATACAGTCATCCAGAAGCATAAAGGCCCCACAATTCGTTTTACCCCCACCTACTAACTTTCTCTGTCGGGCCATAACCCTCTCTATAGCATCTCTGTCATAATCACCGTAAATGAATAAATCTGGGATGAACTCGGAATAAAAATGATTACCCTCTTCTGTTCCTGATAGTACAATACCTGCCGGGAGGTGTTTCTTATGATACATGATATCTTTCACCAGAGTTGATTTACCGGTGTTACGCTTACCTATGAAAACACACACCCTGTCATCCGTGATCGTCTCGGGTTTGAATTTCCTCAATTGAAGATTCATTCTAATGTACTGTCTCGTTTTATTTACCAAAATTTTACTCATATACAGTAGGAATGGCTGGTCGTCTGAGACTTGCTGCCACTGGGGTCCAAGATGAATGGCTCACAGGTGAACCACAGTTTTCGTACTTTCTAACAAATTTCAAACGTCACTCAAAATTTGCTTTTGATTATGTTGAGAGCCAATTCGATGGGGATATAGATTTTGATAAGACTGTCATATGCACGATACCGGGTGACAAAGGTGATTTAATTAAAAATGTTACGTTGAAGGTTACACTGAGTGATCCCAAACCAGATGACGGTGACGAAAACGATATGGTGTGGTCACCGTCTATAATTACTCATATGATAGACTACGCAGAACTTTTAATAGGTGGACAACCCATTCAACGAATTACAGGAGAGTACATCTATATGCATCAACAACTTCATAATACGAATGATGACATCGAGCAAACACTGTACTTTCTTAATGGACACGGTAATTATCTAAGTTATGCGGATCCATATACGTATTTCCTGGATATTCCTTTCTATTTTTACAGGAACCCATCACTGGCTATACCGACATGTGCACTTCAAAAACAAGTCGTAGAGGTGAGAATTAAACTAAAACCAATTTTAGATCTCGTTCGAAACGTGAGTAGCACAGATCCAGGTGATTCATATGCTGATGCATCTGCTTCAATCTTAAAGTTTTCACTCGATACCGAGTTTGTATATTTGACAGAAGAAGAAAGAAACTTTCTCATGACCCGCCCACTCGATTACGTCATCACACAAGTTCAAATGTCTAAATTTGTCATGAAAGCTGGTGAAAATAAGAAAAGTGTCATGTTAAACTTTCAACATCCTGTGAAAGAATTATTATTCACATCACAAAATGACGTTGCTTATCTCACCAACGTATCAAACTGGTACAATAGTATAGTAAATGCAGAATTGAGATTCAATAATGAAATCGTATTTAACAGGGGTGGTTTATTCTTAGAATATGAACAACCACTTAAACACCACGTGAACGTACCATCCGCTTTAGTGAATGCAACACAACCGTTTAATGGGGTACTTCCAAAATTGGGTCCCTCCACGTTCGGTGTATACTCATTTGCATTACAGCCCGAATCCCCCCATCCAACCGGGCAAGTCAATATGAGTCGTATCTCACATAAACTATTCACAATCGAAATCGCGGTGCCACCCGCCTACGCATCTTATGACAGTACGACACGTATTTATGCTATAAATTACAACGTTTTGCACATTAATAGTGGTTTAGCTGGATTAAAATTTTAGATGGATATAGTAGTAATGGCTGGACAAATTCAACTAATGGCGACTGGGCCTCAAGAGGAATTTTTCACTTTAGATCCAGACTACAGTCATTTCATCGAAAGTTTCAAGAGGCATTCGAATTTTTCCAGGGAATATGTCGATATAGACTCAGAAAATGGAGCCGATTTTGGAAAAAAAGTTAGATTTAAGATTCCACAGAATCAGGGAGATATCCTGAAAACCATCAGTGTGAGGTGTACACTCCCCGAAATTCTAACGAGTACCACGATGTATATCGAATCGGTCGCACATGCTTTGATTGAACATGTAGAATTGATAATCGGTGGTAAGGTTATACAGCGTATAACGAGCGACTATCTTCAGATATATTCAGAACATAACGTCACACAAACAAAACAAAAGGGACTCGAACAACTTATCGGTAAGTATCCATTACGAACGACTGATAAAAAGGTGGGTGAAGTAATATCGGGTGGTGGAGGTAACACGGGTATAATCATACACGATACCCTTGGTCTCGACACCGATGAGACCTTTTTCATAGATATTCCCTTTTATTTTTACAATCACCCAGAACTTGCCATACCCTTGTGCGCTATCACGAAACAGGAAGTAGAAGTGGAGTTCAAACTGAGAGATGTACAAGATTTGGTTATCAAGGGTGATGGTACGTATATCACACTAAATGAAACACTCAAAATTAAAGAATTTCAACTTTGTACAGAACTTATATTCATAGACTGTGAAGAACGAATTAAATTTCAAAAAATGAAGAGAGATTATCTCATAACACAGATTCAGCAAAACATATTCGATGTAGACGCTGGTGTTAACACAGGAAAGTTCAAGTTAGATTTCGACAATCCCGTGAAGGAACTCTACTTTGTTATTCAGAGACAGGGGACTACCGGGGATGGTGTGAGTCAGGGTAATTTTGTAACGATTTTTGATTATGATAATACAGCCAGTGTAGAAGGTGGAAAATTTATACTTTATGAAAATTTAGATCATCTAACACTCACATTAGATGGTCAGGAGATTATCACACGTGACACAGGGAATGTCATATTTCTAAAGGCTGTCCAGGGGGCGATTCATCATTCAAAAACACAACTCATTCGTCGATTTTACTCGTATAGTTTCGCCCTCCAACCAGAAGAGTGGTATCCAACAGGACAGGTTAACTTTAGTTTAGTGAAAGAGCAACTCGTGAACCTAAGTCTCACAAATTGTCCTGATTTTAACCGGCAAGTACGTATTTACGCTTTGAGCTATAATACTCTTCGTATACGCGAGGGAATTGCCGAAACTCTTTTTGATTCTAAACAATAAAGATGAATATGCAAACAGGCTTCGGTGATGCTGGAGACGCTATGTTTGAACAATATATTCAAAACATGACTAATATTATTCTTCCAGTTTTTGAAAAAGGTATAACACTTGCGTGTGACTATTCCAAAGCTTGTGGACGAGATACTCTCCTTCCAGAAGATGTGGAATATGCAACAAAGTATTGTGCGATGTATAAAGTCGGTGAAGACGTTGGTTCTATTTACTCAGATATATATGAACAGGTTGACGATGACGACAAAGATGAAGAAATGCCCACGATTCCACCAGAAGACTGCCCACCATTCGAACGTTACTCCGGTAACAACCCCATTTTTTTACAGGTGAACGACGCCTATGACCGTTGGGGTGATTGGAAACCCCAGAATCCGACAGAAGAGATGTTAAAAAATGCTATTAATAGTAATGAGCATCTCAGAACCTGAAGGATGGAATTTTTCTGATAAAGCTAAGTTACATATTTCAAACTTAGATTCAAGCTCTAGTGATGATTCATCAGATGATGAACAATTATTTTCAAAAACAAAAACAATAAAGAAAAAAAAGTTTAAAAAACCCGTGAAAAAGGAGAAAATCACAGATGATTAATTTTTTTCCCAACCTATAGTATAACAACAACCATGTCGGCCGCCGCTCTCCAGACCGTAAACCTTGTCACCCAAGAACTCCAGACCCAGACCCTCAACTCGATTGTCGGTGGTTTCTCTTTCGCCGCTGCCATGTCGTGGATGGACTTTGTTCGCTGGACCATCACCCAGATCGTAAAGGTCCCCAAGAATGGTGGTGCTCAGTACGCCATGACCGCAGTCC